TCAAGGGGAAGTGAGGAACAAGCTCATCTGATTGAGGTTCCGATCCCGGAGGATGGCCCTCGCCAGCAGCTTCCGAATCCCTTGCTCAGACATCTTGTACTGCTTTGCCAGAGCGGGGATGGTCGTGCCGGTCCGCTGAGCCTCCAGTATCTCACGCTCGCGCGGGGTGAGCTTGAAGGCGGCGTCCTGGGGGAAGTAGATGGTCTGTCCTCCCCAGTTCTCGGACAGCATGTCAGCGACCGCAGCTCCGATGTGCTCTGCCACGTCGTCGTCAAGGCCGAACTTCCGCGCAGCCTTCGCCGCCGCCGCAGCGGCGTCATCCAGAAGCGTGTTGCGGCGGGCCTCCATCGACCTCATGCCGAAGGGGCCTCCCGTCGGGCGCGGCGATTGGCGTCGATCTGAAGAGCGGCGATCACTTTGGAGAGCTGATCCGGGTTGCACCATTCCAGGCGTCCTACCTTGAACATGTGGCGGGCCACCGAATGTGCATATTCCCACTCGCGCCCCGAATCAGCCAGCAGAGCTTCGATCTTCGACAGCTGCGGGGATAGCTCGCCCTTGGGGCGGCCGGCCCAGCGCTTGGCCGCGTACGCCGCCTTGGCCGGCATCCCGCCAAGGCGGCGTAGCTCGTTGGCGATCGCGTCGAGCTGCCGGCGATCGCACTTGCCAGCGCTACGCTGCGCTGGCCCATGCTCCTTCGACACACGCTCGACCAGGTCACGGTACACGTCCTCGGAAAGGCCGAGCTTCTTGGCACCCGCATGGATCGCCGCCAGTACCCTGTTACGGCCGTCGCCAGTCTTGCGCGCGCGCGTCATGCCTTGCTCCTGGTGTCCTGGGCAGCCCGGAGGGCGGTCTGCCAAGCAGGAACCTCCTGGCCGGCCTGGTCGAGAAGCCGCAGCAGGCCGTCGCGCGCACCCGGCACGATACGGCCACCGGCCTTCAGCACGTCGGCGACTTGGGCCTTCTTCGTCAGCGGGTCACGGCGCATCGGTCACCCCCACAAGACTGTCGATCAGGTCGATCTGTGCAGCGATCAATGCGCCAGCGCGCACCAGGTCGCGGCGCGTATCTACCGGCTTCCACCACTCCGGGGCCCACGGCCAGATGGAAGGTGGCGGCAGCCCGGCGATGTAACCGCGGGTACCGCAGTAGAGATCCATCGCAGCCACTTGCGCGTAGGCTGTGGCGGCGCTGGCCAGCTCGCCACGGCGGTACTGCCGGTCGCCCTTGCGCGTGAAGCCTTCGGCCTGCAGCTGTCGCTCGCGTTCGGCGGCGATGGCCTTGACGCCGGTTCCCAGGTCCACGGCCTGCGCGGGCAGTGCATGCCGCTCCATGATCAGTCGCAGGTCGAGCAGTCGGATGCACACTGTGTCGGCGGCGTCAGGGTCCTCCGGGTCCAGCTCGCAAATGTCGCGGATGACAAGCTCGAACCATTCGGGAAAAGACCCCACCGGCAGGCGGGCGTCAAATCGACCGGCCAGATAGGCGCATGACAGGTCGTCGCCATCCACCGGCTGGCGGGCTGCCTCCTCGGCCCGATGATGTGCCGCGATAGCCGCATTCACTGCCGCCCTCACCGCCGAGCGGGAGGGACCATTGGCCACTGCTCGCGGCGCTGCCCTGTAGGCCCGCCATGCGGCGTCGTACACGGTCTCATCCACGCTGCACCTCCGCGCCGGAAAGCCGGAAGGCCTGTTCCAGCATCAGGAACAGGCGACGGATCTCGCCGCTCTGCAGGGCAAAGCGGGCGTCGAACTCGGCGCGGTGGCTATCGGCGTCGACCTGCTCCAGCTGGGAGAGCGCTCCGTCCAGGAACTTCAGCTTGCGCACCACCAGGTCCTCGCCCAGCTCGAAGGACAGCGCGTCCTCCAGCACCAGGGCCAGACGGGTGACCTGCTTGCCGGCATCCAGATGCTTGTCGATCTCGTCGCTGCGCAGCTCCTGGTCGCTGCAGCGCACCTTGGCACCACCCTCGACCGGATCGCGCAGTTCGGCGGACTCCCCGAGGGACAAGCCATCCGGCAGGGGCTCACCAGCGATCCAGCCAGTCAGGATCGAGCGCGGCGCGACTTCGGCGTTCAGCGGCATGGTCGGGAAGCTGCCGAGCAGGCCGCGGATGTCGGACACGAGGGCCTCAGCCACCTTGCGGCTGGAGGTATCCACGGCCACGTAGCCGTTGGCAAGGTCCAGGATGGCGTCGTGGCGGCTGTTCTTGACGAAGGCCTTCGGCAGCAGCTCGTGCAGGATGTCGTCCTTCATACGCTTGCGCTCGCGACCACTCGGTCGACGCCCCTGTTCCTGTTCCATGACCTGAAGACGGCTCTCCAGCGCACGGTTAACCACCGCGCCGGGCAGGATCTTGTCCTCGCCGCCCACGGTCAGCCAAAGGAAGTCGCCCTGCCGGCAGGACAGGAGCTCCTGCTCCTCGCGGCCGAAGGGGGAAATGAAGCCGCGCGAGTTCATTTCCAGCGGACCGACCGGCTTCAGCACGCCATGCGGCAGCGCGGATTCGACTTCGGAGAAGTCGGTGCTAGTAGGGAAGCGGAACAGCACCAGGTTACGCATCAACATCTTCGTCCTCCTCTTCTTCTTGCGCCTGCTCGCGCTCGGCGGTGCGGATGGCCTCCTGGCACATGTAGATCAACTCCAGACAGATGCCCCGATGGGTACCATCGAGCTTCCCGGCCTGATCGCTGACTTCGAAGAAGGCGACCCCGAGTGCTGCCACAGCGCGCATCCTGGGTTCGGTGGACGCGTCCTGAAGAAGCGTCTCGCAGTTCGGACGGGTGAGATGGATCTGGCCCATTAGGCGTTCTCCTTGGAATTGGCGGAACAGTTGGCGACGCTCATTGCGCCCCAACGCAGGCGGCGCGGATGCTGGGAACACCACGCCAGCCATAGGCCCAGCGCGTCACCCTTTGCCTGCTGTGTTTCCGCCTCTGGCACCCCCGGCACGATCAGCATCCCCTGCATCAGGCCCTTTCCGTGCCTGGCTACGACGCTGATCACCTTGCGCAGCTGTGCATCACTCCCTTCGGCGATGAAAATCGCACCGTCCGGCACGCTGTTGCCGAACCCGATCTGGCCATTGGCCCAGCAGTACGCGATCACGAATGCACCTCACAGATGGCTTTCTGAACCCGGCGGATCAGATCCAGGCGTTGGTGAGCGGCGGCCAGCGCGGCAGCCATCTCAGTCACCGCCTGCTGGGCGCAGGGGCCGCACATGGGCGACTCCATCGAGCCCGTGGGCATTTCACAGTTGGCGCACGCGTGCCGCGGGCCGGAGGTGGCGACCTCACCATCGGAACGCTCTTCGAAGTGCAGCAGTTCCGGCTGGGAGATGTGTCGCTTCAGGCGCCAGGGGAACACATCGCCGCGCGCCTCGATGTACTGCACCGCCTGGCGGATGGCTTGGCGAGCGGCGGTTGCGTCTTCGCCCTTGGCATTGCCGCAGCTGGCATCGAAGAAGCACAACCCATCCAGCTCAACAGCTGGAGCGTGGATCTCCACGTCGGCCCGTGCTGCCTGGTCAGCGATCGCCACGGCCAGCGCCAAGGTGCGGGCGCTGAGCGCACCGCGGACACCGTCGAAGCGGAACGTGCAGGTGTCTCGGATCTGAGGCATGTCAGACCCCCGCCACGTCGAGGGAGATCGGCTGGTACTGGCCGCGCGCGTCGCGCTCGTAGAACCGCACGTAGGTCTTGCTGCCCACCACCGTGACCGCATCGCTGATGGCCTTCATCGCCTGCTGCCAGCGCGGATCATCGAACTTGAGGCGATGCAGCGAGAGCACCTCGCCGGTCTTGATGCTGCCGTCCTGCCCCACCTTGAAGGCGCTATTGACCAGGGTGCGCAGTTCGGCACGGGAGCCTTCGGTCCAGTCGTTCAGGCACTCATCGATGAGGGCCTTGGCCGCCTGCAGGCGCTCATCGAATTGGATGCTGTCCTGGCAGGCGCGCAGGATCTTGTAGCGGCCGTCGTAGGTGTACAGGCTCACGTTGCCCTTGTCGCCGCCGATCTTGGCACCGTACTGCTCGCCACTGAGCTGCACGAAGGCTGCAATGTCAGCGAACGTGTCCGCCTTGAAGGTGCGCAGCTCTTCGCGCAGCTGCAGGGCGCGCTGGATCTTCTCCTGCACCAGCTGGTCGCGCGCCAGATCGATCGGCTTGATCTGTGCCTCGGGCACCAGCCGACCGTTACGGTCCTCGCGGTAGCCTTCGGGAATGGTATGGGTCATTGGGCGCCTCCTTGGGCGACGGTGGTAGCAAACGGCTGGGTGGGTCGGAGGAGATCGGGGACGCCTTCGACATGGATTGGGCTGGTGGCGGTGAACCAGTCGGCGCGCCAGCGACGTGCGGCGTCCAGCGAGATACCGAGCAAGCCCGATATGCGCTCAGGGGTGAGGTGGCGGGGATTCTGCGTACGGGCCCACAGCGCGAAGCGCATCGCGCGCAGATGGTCGTAGCGCTGACGCCCGGTGCGTGCCATTACTCCACTCCGCCGAGAATGCGATCGAAGTGGTCGTGCAGCGAGTCGACCAGGCGCCCGCCGAGATACGGCGGCAGCTCGCCCTCCAGTTCTTCCTGGGACCGGCACACGGTGCCGATGGAGGGCGTCAGGGGGCCTTTGTCGAAAGCGGGGCCTTCGTAGCCGCCAGCAGCAGATTGGGCCTTCTGTACCCCTGTCGCACCTGGCCGGTTACCGCGCACACGCTGTGCCTGCGCGGCGGCCAACGCCGTCGGGTCGATCTTCCAGTCAGGGTTGAGGCGGTAGTTGCGGGCCAGCCCTTCGCCAACGCGCAGGATCATTCCGCATCGCACCGCCTTGGCGACCGCGTTGGACACGTAGCCGCGGTACTGGAAGCCGTGCTCCATCACCCGGTCGATCAGGTCTTCAGACCGGACCACGCTGCCGCCCAGAGACAGGGCGATAGCGTGCTGCAGCGCGGGGCTGGGGATGGCGCTCATGGCTGAACCACCTGCGGTTGGGTGACGCCGGCCTCGGAGCGCGTCAGCACGATGACCGGCGCCGGGTTGGGCGTGGTTCGTGCGACGACGCAGACCACTGCGCGGTGCTTGCCATCGACCTTGCTGCGTGCCTCGGCATCCGCGATGGCCTGCGCCGGATTGGTGAAGGCGTCACCGCCCACCCACTCGGCCGGAACTACCAGGAACTGGCCACGGTCAGCCATGTGCCACCTCCTGCAGCATCGGCGGCCGCTGGGTCCATTCCAGCTGCACGCCCTGGTATTCGGCAGCCATCACACGGTCCTGGCCGCCGCGACCGTTGGGTTGGCGGCGCTTGAGGTGGCCGCCAATCGTCGGCGGCGGGCGGTTCACGATCAGCACGGCGCGACGGCCATTGCTGTGCAGACCCAAGACCTCGATGCCGCTGTTCTCCAGCTCGCGTGCGGTATTGGCGGCGGCGTACAGCACGTCGGAATTGCGTTCATGATTCATGGTTGGATTCCTCGTCGGTGGCGGGCTTGTCCAGCCCGAGTTGTCCGTACAGATCCGGGAGCGCAACGCGCTTCATCGCGCTGACCTGCTCCAGGGAGGTCATGGCGCGCCCGACCAGGAAGGTGCAGGCGCGATCCAGTTCGGCCGCACTGGCGGCCAGGTGGTAGCCGTGAGCCGGGTGGGCGCAGATCGGGTGTCCCTCGCGCCGCAGCTGCTCGATGATCTGGCGCAGGCGGCGCTCGTCGGCGGTGCTGGTACGTGAAGTGATCTGCTGCACCAGGTCGCGGGCGGTGATGCCGTTGACGGCGCCGCGACGGCCCTGCAGCTGCAAAAGCACCGTCTGTGGGGACAGCTCTTGCGGTAGCAGGGCCAGCTGCATGTCAGTCGGCCCTCCGATCAATGCCGGCGGCGATGGCCAGGTCGATGATTGCGTCCGCATCCAGGTACCAGCGCTTGCTGGTGCTGGAAGACGTGACCTGAATGCCATAGCTGGGCAGAAGATCGATCCCGTACTCGCCGCCGGTCTGCTGGTCCAGGATGTACAGCGTGGCCACCGCTGAGTCCTCCAGGAAGGGCGGCTTGCTCGCCACCATCCCTACGGGCCGATGGCGCTTGGGGTGGGCGCTGTGGCTCTTCCGGTTGCGCACCTGCCCGTGGCAGCGTTTGAGCGTCGGAACGGCCATCACTCCTCCTCGTCGTCATCGCCGTCGCGCAGCTGGTCGACCAGCGCACGCAGCTGCTGCAGGTTGAGGCTGTCCAAGAGCGAGGCCATGTTCTGGCCGTCCCGCCAATCGATGTGCGCTCGGCGGAACAGATCCCGGTGCATCGCCGTCACCTGGCGATCGGGGAGTTCCGCCTCGCGCAGCAGCTGATGCGCGAAGCTGCGCAGGTACGGCAGTCCGTTGGTGGTGGCGCGGTCAGCCATTCGCCACCCCTTCGCGCTGAAGCACGTCGGCCGGGACATGTGCGGTGATGCGCTCCCAGTTGGCGCGGGGCACGATCACCACCTGCAGGATGTTCATCCTTTCCGCTTGCGGGTGGTTCTGAAGATGGAACGGCAGGACGACGACCTGATTGGCAATCGGCCAGTGCTTCTCCTGGTCTGGCGTCGTTACCATCGCCTCCACTGCCGGCCAGCCGTCGGTTCGAATAGCCATCTCACACCCCCCGCACGACGTCGGCGGTGACGGTCGGCACGCCTAGGTCAGCGGCGCGGTTCATCGCCGCGGTCAGTGCGTTCTGGACCGCCAGCGGGTACAGCAGCGAGCCTGCGCCGCGCGAAGGGACCAGCTTGGCGCGCAGGGCATCGATGGCCCCCTGTTCCACCACCTTGTCCAGCGGCACCTGGGCGCGCTTGAACCGGTGCGACAGGTAGGCTCCCAGCTCGTTGTCCAGCGGCGGCAGCGTGATGATCTCGATGCGCTGCACGACTTCTCGCACCTCCGGGTTGTGCTCGGAGAGCTTCACGCCCAACTCGGGCTGGCCGATCAAGATCACCGACAGCAGCGGGCGCAGGCCGTCCTTCAACTCGCGGAAGCGCTTGAGGTGCTTCAGCGTGGGCAGCGGCAGGCTGTGGGCCTCCTCGATCACCAGCACGTGGCTGTGGCCGGAACGAGCACTGTCGCGCAGCGATTCGTGCAGCTGACGGAAGCGGGCCTCCGGGCTGCTCTTGGGCTTGGCCAGTGGCGCGACGGCGGCCATGATCGCCTCAGCGATGTGGTGGCTGCGCAGGGTCTTGCCGACGGCGTCGCTGCCTTCACTGGCCAGCACATAGGGCTGGATCACAATGACCGCCTGCTCCTCACGCTGGATGCGATCGACCAGGTCTTCGCGAAGGGTGCTCTTGCCGGCACCGCTTTCGCCGATCACCGCCGCGAAACCACCGTGGCGTGCCACCTGGTACATGCTCTCGCGGACGTAGCGGATGTCCGGGGAGAGGAACACCTCGTCGGCGCTGGCCGGATCGGCGAAGGGATTGGTGGTCAGGCCGAAATGCCGCTTGGCCTGTGGGGTCAATGCCTGAAAGCGCAGTAGCATAGGATCTTCCTCGTCGTGGATTTCGTTGTCGTTATCGGGGTCTTGCGGTGGGGAAACCGGGGCCGGCGTGTTAGCGCACGTCGGCCCCTCTTGCTCATGCCAGGCGGCGTCGTTGGCGCAGCTGGCAAGAACGAACTGGTGGATGCGCGGCTGAAGTTCCTTCTCCGCAGCGGTGGCCGGCCAGATGCCGTGGTTGACCAGCAGGCTGACGGCGGTACGCGAGATGCCGAGATGAGAAGCAAGCTCGGCGACGGCGATGCCTGCTTCCTGCAGGATCCGGCGCAGCCGCAGGGGCTGGCCACCGGAGGTGGTGATCTGACGCAGCGTCACGCGGCACCTCCTTCCACCAGCCGGAGGCCACCGCGCTCTGGCGTTGCCAGGGTCTGTGCCCAGGATTCGACCTGATCCACAGGCAGGCCATCCGGCCAGCGCTGGGCGGTGCGGGCATAGTGGTCCGCAGACCAGGCCGACCCAGCAGCCTCCAGCAGAGGCTTCAGGCGCATGGCAGCTTCCACGTGGTTCAGCGGCGGCAGTTCGGCACGGATCGGCGTCACCGACTCGACGGTGAAGCGAGGAGCCTCGACCACATCGGGGACGACCACGTCGACGCGATGCCCACGACGTGGCAGGTGCTGAATCTCCGGGGCCTGTTGCACTGACTTGTACGGGTCAATGCGACCGCCGAACGGGAGGGCCTTGGCCTTACGCTGTGCCTTGGCCTGTTCGTCGGTCTCCGCATCCATCGCCAGACGCTCGACGCGCTTGCGGTTCGTGTCCGCCGGAGTATCAGCCTGCGCTCGGTACGTTCCGACCGCCACGGCACCAGTGAAGCCGTATACGTCTGCCTCCAGCGGTTCCATCGTGTACCAGGTGTCGCGGCCGGCGTCGTCGGTGAACAGCGCCTGTGCACCGAACTCACTGCCAAAGGCGTTGCGGGCGACCGTGAGCTTCTGGCCCACAATCACACCCGGCACGCCGGACACGTCGTAGGTCTTGCCCAGGAAGCTGATCCGCAGGAGCGGGCTGACCTTGCGCAGTTCCGGAGCGCGGGTAGCCAGTTTCATGCAGTCCTCAGTCGCCGGCACCAGGCGCAGCTGATCTGGCTTGATCGTCATCCACGCCTGGTAGCGCGACGACTTGTGCCGGGTGTGCTGCGCAGTGGCATTGAAGTTGCGCATCCAGCGCCACGCCGAGGCGTTGAGCTGCTCCAGGCTTTGCACATTGTCGAAGCGCAGGCGATGCTCGAACTTGCGCTCGATCAGGTCGTTGGTCTTCTCGACCTGGCCCTTGGCCCACGGCTGGCCCGGCTGGTTGATCCAGATGCGAATGCCCAGGGCGGCGCACAGGTTCTTGAACATCGCCCCCGTATTGGCACTACCCGGGTCCACCATCACCATCATCGGCGCGCCACAGAGCGGGTCGGCCGCACCGCGATACTGCATGGCATTGATGAAGGTGCGGCACAGGTTCTCGCCGCTCTCAGCGCCCAGCACATACTCCACGTAGAACGCACCGCTGGTGTGGTCGGTGAACACGTAGCGCCAGACGCGCTCGTTCTCGACGCGTGCCAGGTTCTTGGGCTTGTTCTTGTAGAACTCGCTGGCCGGCATCGCATGCAGGCCGTCCTGACGCTTGAGGTAGTACAGCACGCACAGGCTGGGATCGGCCTGCCAGACCTGGTTAGGATGCTCGCTGGCCAGCTGCACCTTCGGTGCTGGTGCCGACAGCTGGTCGGGGTGCAGGCGATTGGCGCGAAGGGCCTTTGCTGCCGAGCTCTCGCTCAGCAGTCGGACCTCGCCCGTCCCGATATCCAAGGCCTCGCCACGCACCATGCCGTTCGCGCGGAGCATGTCGATGGCTTCGCCGATGCTGGCCAGGCGCTTGCCGGTGCCGCGACGCGACTCCAGCAGCACCGCTGACAGAAGCTCCAGTTCCTGCAGTGTCCAGCCGGAGTTGCCGCGATCGCTGCGACGCTTGCGCGGCTTCAGGGCAGCGGTGACCGCCGCCACCTGCCGGTACACGGTCTGCACGCTGCAGTTCCATTCCGCAGCGTATCGCTCAGCCACGGCGCGCTTCTGGCCGTGCCCAGCGCAGAGCAGGTCGGCAGCGGCCCGCTCGATCAAGCTGGCGCTGAGGGCCATGTCAGCCCTCCCGCTTCCAGTCGGCCAGGCGGCGGTCATGGATCACCGTGACGCCCACCTCCTGATGGTCGCGGACAAGGCGCAGGTCGTTGATCAGGCTGGCGATGATCCCGGCCACCTGTTCATCGACGTTGAGGTCGTGCTGCTCGGCATGCTGCATCAGCGTGATCACCGCGCCGCTGAAGCCGGCTTCTTCACTGCCGGTGGCGATAGCAAGGCGAACCTGGGAGGCTGCCAGCTCCAGCTGGGTCAGCAGCTCCTGCGACTGCTCGTCCGGCGTGGCCTTCTTCCACTTCTTCTGAGCTTTTGCCGTCTTCTCCTCCGCCTTGTTGAGATCGTCGCTCAACTTGGTGATGCGCTGATCCTTGGCCTCAAGGTCGGCGCGGGCGTCGCGGATGGCGGCGCGCAGTTCGCGGACCGTCATGGACTCGACGTCATCCAGTGACAGGCCGTCCGTTTCGCCCTTCTCTGCCAGTTCCGCGAACTGTTCCTCGGGGAGGGAAAGCAGTTCGATCAGCTTGCTCTCGGATTTGACTGCATCAATCAAATGCCGCGACGTCGCGGTATTTGGAACCTGGGCCAAGCGGCGTGCAGCCAGAACCATGCGCTGCGCCGTGTCCGGCCCCAACCCAAGCCGTCCGAGCATGCCGAGCCATTCACCGTGCGCGGAGCACTCGCGGGCCACGACGAGATACCGGCCGGCACGCAGGAAGGCTTCGCAGCCCCGGCGCAGTTCGCTGCGGATGGCGTTCTCATAGTGGTCCGGGTGCCACGGCAGGCCGTCACCGAACTGATCCACCACCTCGCTTTGGTGCTCGCCCAGGGTCACCAGCTCCTGACTGCGCTCAGCCAGCCTGTCTGCGTCCAGGTCCGGGCCTACCTGCTCTGCCCGGGCGAGTGGCTTGGCGCCGCGCTTGTTGGGTTGCTTCTCTGCCATTTCGATCCTCGTCATCAGTTGGGGCTACGGCTGTAGCGGTTCTTGAAGTCATCCAGCTGCCGCTCTTCACGGGCCACCTCGGCTTGATGGGCCAAGGCGATCTGGACAATTCGGGGGGACAGGCGCCAGTTGTCCTGGTCGAAGGGGGAGCGTTCGACCAGGCCGTCTTCGGCGAGGCGCTGCAGGTTGCGCAGCGTGGTGCTGGGCGATTCGCCGATGCCGTCTGCGATGGGCTTCAGGCGCAGGCCGGCGCGGCTGTGCCCGGCCAGGGCGAACAGCAGGCGGGCGAAGATGCTTTGCTCGCTCACGCGGAGGCGCCCAAGCCGGCGGCCTTCAGCACCTTCCGGCGCAGAGCCTTGCCCTTAGGGCCATTCCAACGCCCGATCAGGACGTCACGGACGGCTTGGCGCTTGAGGCCGTTCTGAAGGCACCAGGCGCCCAGGCTGGTGCCTTGGCCGACGAAGGCGGAGCGGACTTTGAGGTGAAGTTCGAGGCCGGGGGTGGGATCGTTCATCGCGTGTATCCTTTGGCTCTTGTTTCCAGTTGGCGGCGCTTCGTAGCGCTGCGGGTGGAAGTAATCTTGGTACGCATTTGCGTACCTGTCAAGAGGATATTGGGACGCAAATGAGTACCCCCGGACAGCGGCTACGCGAGGAGCGCACCAGGCTTGGCTTAACGCAAGAGGCCTTCGGCGCCCTGGGCGGTGTAAGGAAGCAAGCGCAGATCAAGTACGAGAAGGGAGAGCGAAAGCCGGACTCGAGCTACTTCGAGGGCATCGCTGCGGCCGGTGCCGACATTGATTACGTCCTGACAGGGACCCCTCGAGCACTTCGAGAGAGGCTGCAGAATGTGAAGCTTTCCACTGAGCTCGGCGCTGCACTGGGGGCATCCAAGGACGAGATCAGAGAGACTGCGGCCGCGCTTTACTCCGCAATGGAGGCGGTTCGCGCGACCAGCGATGAGGAACGAGCGCTGCTGGAGAACTTTAGACGGTGCACCCCAGACGACCGCGTGGTCCTTCTACAGATGGCTGCCAGATTCGCCGTTGAGCCGGCGTCCACTCCCAAAAGTAAAAACAAGCCTGACTAAAATCACTCTCAGACAGAACTCATGACTGCTTTCCTGAAGATATCCCTCTGTACGCTGACGATCGCGGTTCTAGGCGGTTGCTACTCAGTGAGCGATGAACGAAGAACACCAGAATCTAGTTCGGACGAGCCGCGTGCTGATGGGCGCGCGCTCGCAGCCGACACGCCCGAATCCATAGAAGAGCCGCCTCGGAAAGGCGACGAAAGCGCCTTGATCGAAATGGCCAAGTACCACCGCCAAGTGGCAATGGCCTCGAAGAGCGATCTGGATAGATACTGCCATACCGACAGTTCCGCCCTTTGGCACATCCGCGAAAGCGCCCAAGCAGCGAGTCGGGAGTGGCAAGGGTCAGGAACGACGGATTACGCACGCCTAATCCGGCAGTCCTGCCTGAACGCACTTCAGGATGTGGCCACGGCCGCCGCCAACTGCCAATCAGGGAGCTACAGCGCGTCGCTTGCAGACCAGAAGGAACGGCATTTTCGGGAAGACATCCAAGACTGCAACGCATTGCTCGCAAATCCACCGCCGGTTGGAGCGAGGCCAAACTGAGCAAGCATGCATTGGGCCGCATTGCGCTGTTCTTTCAGAACGTACTGGGCCTGGCGACCGCACGCACGGCCCACATAAAACCTGTCTGTAGCTCTGTCTTCGCGATTGCCAGAGCTCGCTTGTCGATGCCATCCAGCAACGACAGCGCATCGAGCTGAGCGCCTACGGCTTCAGCACTTTCCTTGAGCGCGTTGACGGCAGAGATCTCGGCCTCGCTGAGCTCGCGATAACCGCTGATACGACGATGTTGGTTGTCCATAGGGCCTCCAGGTAGGCGCCTACTTTCTCCCGCGCGCGCGCGAAATTCCTCGAAACCAGTTTCAAAGACGGCGGTGTCTCCGAAATGGACACTGGCGCTGTCGATTTGCTGCGCCTGATTGGCTGCAGCGGGCCGACGGCCACTCCTCGTCATGGCCGTCGGCCACTTTCTCCAGGAGATAGGCATGGCAGCTACCCGTGGCGTCCGCAACAACAATCCCGGCAACATTGACCGCAGCTCGGCCAACAAATGGCAAGGGCGCATGCCGGTGGAAAACATGACCACCGCCCAACGCCACGAAGGCCGCTTCGAAGTCTTCAGCTCCCCCGCATGGGGTATCCGGGCGATGTGCGTTCTGCTGATCAATTACTACGACCGCCACGGCTGTGACACGGTCCGGAAGGTAATCGATCGCTGGGCGCCCCCGGTGGAGAACAACACCGATGCCTATGTTGCCGCTGTGGCAAAGGCGATCGGTGTGGGGCCGGACTCCACGATCAATCTGCATGAGTACCGCCGCATGCGACCGTTGGTCGAGGCGATCATCAGTCACGAAAACGCGGGCTACCGCTACGCCTCTGAAACCGTCGAAGAGGGTTTGCGCCTGGCTGGTCTGGTGAAGCCGGACGCGGCCCCGCTGGTGGCGGTACCCAAGGCCGCCACCACTGCGGCCGTCACCGCGGCCACCACGGGTGGGGCCGTGGCGCTGGCAGAAGTAGTGCAGCAGGCGCTCCCCGCAGTACAGACACTGATGCCGGCGGTACAGCAGGCCAATGCCATCGCCCAGTCCACCAGCGCGCTGCCCAGTTGGCTGCGGCTTGTCGTGGCTGTGGCGGTGCTGGTCACTGCCGGGGCCAGCATCTACACCTGGTGGCGTCTGCGTCGCGCGCACAGGGCGGTTGCACCATGAATCCGATTGCGGCGCGCTTCGCACTGATCCTGGTCGTTGTCGGATTCTTTCTGGGTATCTGGCTGGGCTTCCGTTGGGGCGCGGGTTCCCAGGCCGTCGATGTCGAACGCCTGAAGGGGGAAGTGGCGGCGCTGACCCTCCAGCGTGACGAGGCCGCCGGGGTCGCCGCGGGAAATGCCACCACGGTCGCATCCATCCGAAACCTCATGGCCGACGAGCGCCGCACCCGCCTGCTGCAGCAGCAGGTCGCTGCAGCCGAGCTCGACTCGCGGGCCCAACGTATCGCCCAGCTCGAGCGCCAAGCCGCAAAGCGGCAACAGGTGCTCAACGACAAAGTGAGATCCGATGAAAACTGCAACGTCCTTCGTACTACTCCTGTCTGCGCTGCTCTTGCTCGCGGGCTGTGGGGAGGCCCGGCAGCCGCTGACGCGCACTGAACTGGTGGAGTGGCCGGTGCTGGTCTATGCGCCGTTGCCGGCGTCATTGACGGATCCGCTCGAGGCCCCTCCGCCACCGCCATCGACCTGCAGGTTGCCTGACGGCAGCTGGACACCGTGCGCCTTTGATGCGGTGGCGCGGGAGGCGGAATGGCAGCGGTTGTTGGAGAGGGTCAACGATGATCGCGCAACGTCCGGCCGGGTCAGTGGCGCCAGTTTATTGGCACCAAACAGTCTCAGGGCGGGAGACAGCGCGGAATGAAGATCGTGCTCGAACTGTGGCAGGTGATCTCCTTGCTGATCGCAGGTGCAGGCATGTTGGTTGGCCTCGTGAAGTGGGGAACCAGCCAGATCAAGTCGAGCATCGATCAGCGAATGACGGGGTTCGAACGCGCTGCAGAAGGTTGGCGCGACCAGGAACGGCAGCTGCTGCAGTTGAGGGCGGAGCTACCCGAGCGATATCTGCGTCGCGAGGACTATATCCGGGGGCAGACCGTGATCGAGGCGAAGCTCGACGCGATCAATTCCGACATCAAGACGATTCAGATTCAGGGGGCAAAACGTGAGCATTAAGTTGGACATGGACCGGGTTCGCCGTGAGCAGCTGCGTTGGGTGATGCTGCTTGCGTTGCACAACGCCTCTCCCTATGGCGCCTTCGAGGAGATCCTCATCAGCACCGCCCAGGCGCTTCACCCGGACGCCACCCAGCTGGAGGTTCGCCGCGCCCTGGAATACCTCAAGGACCGCTGCATGGTGAGTCTGGACAAGAAGCCCGATGGCCGCTGGTGGGCTGACCTGACCCGGCTTGGCACCGACATCGTCGAATACACCGCGCAATGCGAACCGGGCATCGCCCGCCCCGAGAAGTACTGGTAACGCCATGCCTCCTGCCAGCAAGATCGACCAGCTGCCCGAAGACCTGCGTGCGCAGCTGGACCAGCGGCTCATCCAGTCCGGCTTCGGCGGCTACGTCGGCCTGGCGGAATGGCTGACCGCGCAGGGCTACAGCATCGGAAAGAGCGCTGTTGGTGCCTACGGGCAGAAGCTGGAGCGCCGCCTCGCTGCGGTCAAGGCGAGCACAGAGGCCGCGCGACTCATCAGCCAGGCTGCCCCGGACGATGCCGACGAACGCAGCAACGCGATCATCAGCCTCATCCAGACCGAAATCTTCGACGGCATCATCGCGCTGCAGGAAGTCGCCGAGGGTGACGAAGCGATGGACCCGGCTGAGCGCATCGCGCTGCTCGGCAAAGTGGCCAAGAACATCGCCACGCTCAGCCGTGCAAGCGTCAACCGCATCAAGTGGGCCGTGGAAGTGAAGGAAAAGGCACTGTTGGAGGCTGCCAGTCGAGTCGAGAGCGCTGCCAAGGCCCGCGGTCTGTCGGCAGAGGACGCGCGCTTCTGGCGCGAGCAAGTTCTGATGGGCGTTTGACCTGTGGTCGACAGCTTGCAGCCACTGCCCGATACCGAGCGCCTCGTTGAATGGGACGAGCTGCCTGACCGCGTCCGCAAGATTCCTGCCGACTTTGATCCGTTGGCGGCGGGTGTTCTGATGGCGCACCAGACCGCATGGCTGCGCATGCAGGCGCAGCTCGATATCGCGGTTTGTGAGAAGGGTCGTCGTACCGGCATCACCTTTGCCCAGGCGCTCGACGACACCATCACGGCCGCCACGTCGAAGGAAGACGGCGGTGACAACATCTGGTACATCGCCGATACCAGGGAAAAGGGCCTGGAGTACATCGGCTATGTCGCCAAGTTTGCGCCGATCATTGCGCGCGGCCAGGCGACCAGGATCGAGCAACACATCTTCCTGGATCAGCTCCCCGACGGCACAAGCCGCCAGATCCAGGCATTCCGCGTGCGGTTCGCCAGCGGCTTCCGGATCACCGCGCTATCGTCCAGGCCAGAGAACATCCACGGTCTGCAGGGGCGTGTGAATATCGACGAAGCCGCCCTCCACAAAGACGTGGCCAAGGTGCTGGAGTCGGCTACGGCACTGCTGATCTGGGGCGGGCGCATCCGGGTATGGTCCACCCATCGCGGCAAGAAAAACGCGTTCAACCAGCTGGTTCAGGACGTCCGCGCGGGCCTCTACGGGCCCAAGGCTGGAGCCATCCGCATCACCTTCGATGACGCGGTCGCCAACGGCCTCTATGAACGGGTCTGCGCCATGCGCGGCAAGGTGGCCACCCCGGAAGGGAAGAAGGAGTGGTACACCGCTATCCGCTCCGCCTATGGCCCACGAAAGGCTGCGATGCGCGAAGAGTTGGACGTCGTCCCCCGCGATGGCGATGGTTCCGCCATTCCCTCCGTGTGGCTGGATCGGGCTATGGCAGAGACGCGGCCGGTGCTGCGGATCGTGTTTGACGACGACTTCCCGAAGCGCGCGGAGAGAGAACGCGAGATCTGGTGCGCGTCCTGGATCGCCACTCAGCTGATGCCAACGCTCAAAGCAGCGACCAAGGGCTTCTCGGGGCGCTGGGCGGTCGGCATGGATTTCGCTCGCCATCGGCACTTTTCCGTGATCAAGCCGGCTCGGGTCGAGCAGGACCTGCGCCGTGTGGTGCCGTTCCTCATCGAACTGGCCAATGCGCCCACCCGGCAGCAGGAACAGATCTTGTGGGCCCTGCTGGACTGGCTGAAGGAGGACGCGCCGGGCCGCTGGACGTTTGCCGGCGACGCAACAGGCCCCGGTCAGACTCTGATGGAATACACCGGGGATCGATACGGTCGCGCCGAGCTGGACAAAGAGACCGGTCGCTACACGGGCGGCCCGATCCACGAGGTGACCCTGTCCCGGCCGTGGTATGGCGAATGGATGCCCAAGTACATCTCGCTCTTCGAGGACGGCTTCATCAGCCTTCCCAGGGACGCATCGCTGGAGGATGACCACCGGGCAGTCGAGTACGTCGACGGCATTCCGATGGTCCCCCGCCTGGAGCGAAAGGACTTGAAGGACGCCGACCTGGTGCGCCACGGCGATGGTGCGATCGCTGGCGCGCTGATGCAATTCGCGGCACTGAACCATGTGGCACAAGGGCCCATTGAGTTCCTGTCGGCCGGCTCCCGGCCTTCAGGTGCTGCAGGGAACGCATTCACCGATCAGGCGCCCGGCGCCTTTACCGATACCGGCTTCGGCACCGTCGCTGGTGGCAATGATTTTGGAGGATTCCTGTGAGCCAGGATCTGCAACGGCCGCAGCCCGGCCTTGAAATCGCCACGACCCTGGACGGGCGTGATTGGACTAATCCGTCTCCTGGGGCTCTTCTCGTTCCAGGAGATAGCGTGCTGCGGACCCGCAGCACCAACGATCTGCTCATCTATGAGCAGGTCCGCAGCGATTGGCAGGTAAAGGCATGCTTCGAGCAAAGGCGCAACGCTGTCATTAGCCGGGAATGGCGCGTCGACGCGGCCAGCGATCGACGGGTGGACCGGCAGGCTGCCGACTGGCTGCGCACACAGCTGCAGCGCGTCGGCTGGGACCGAGTGACGGATCGCATGCTGTGGGGTGTGTTCTACGGCTACAGCGTGGCCGAGCTCGTATGGTCCGTGCAGGAAGGCAAGCTCGGCTGGAGTGCCATCAAGGTCCGTAACCGTCGGCGCTTCTCCTTCGCCCCAGGTGGCGAGCTGCGCCTGCTGACCCCGCAGCGGATGTACGACGGCGAGCCGGCCAAGGCCCCTTACTTCTGGAGCTTCTCCACTGGTGCCGACCACGACGACGAGCCCTTCGGCATCGGCCTTGCGCACTGGCTGTACTGGCCGACGCTGTTCAAGCGCAATGACATCGCACTGTGGATGACCTTCCTGGACAAGTTCGCGGCGCCGACTGCCGTGGGTAAGTTCGAGTCTGGGGCCAGCAGCGCCGAGAAAGGCAAGTTGCTGGACGCCCTGAGGGCTGTACGTACCGACACTGGCATTGCGGTGCCAAAGGGCATGGAAATCAGTCTGCTTGAGGCTGCCCGCAGCGGCACGGCGGATTACAAGGTGCTCTGCGACACGATGGACGATGCGATCGCAAAGGCTACGCTCGGCCAGACCATGACTACGCAGAATGGCAGCAGCCGTGCCCAGGCCGAGGTGCATATGGACGTGCGCCAGGACATTGTGCGCGCGGACTCCGACCTTGTCTGCGAGAGCTTCAATCTCGGCCCGGTGCGTTGGTTGACCATGTTCAACTTCCCCAACGCGGAGCCGCCGCGCGTCTATCGGGTACTCGATGAAGAAGAAGACCTGAACACTAAGGCGGACCGCGACACGAAAATCATCGGCATGGGCTTCCGGCCGAAGCTCAACTACATCCACGAGAACTATGGTGATCAATGGGAAGAGCGGACTCCGGCCTCGCCCCCTGCCGCCGATGAAGGCGCTGACCAACCAGTCACCTTTACCGAGGTCAGCGGCAGCGTCGAGCAACAGCGCCAGGTCCACCAAGATCGGGTCGACCAGCTGGTCACCGCGGCCAGCAAGCTCGGCATGGACTGGCGCACGTTCATCGCGCCACGGGTCCGTGAGCTGCAGGTGCTGCTCGATGAGGTCGATGATCTGGAAGCATTCCGTCAGCGCGTGATCGAGTTGGCCGATGCACCGCCCAACTCTGACCTGGCCGAGGCACTTGCGCGCTGTGACTTCGGTGCGCACCTGCTCGGCCGCGCACCGAAGGCATAGCGATGGAGATCCAAGGCCGCTTCGACCTGCCACCCGAAGAAGCAATCAGCTTCTTCCGGCAGAAGGGACTGCGCGTCTCCTTCAGCTGGAAGGATCTGTGGCGACAGGAACATGAAGCGGCCTTCACCGTTGCCAAGATGGCGGACCTGGATCTGCTGGCGGAGGTGAGGGCTGCCGTTGACGCCGCCCTGGTCGATGGCACCACGCTGGCGCAGTTCAAGCAGACCCTGATCCCGAAGCTCGTCAAGGCCGGCTGGTGGGGCGAGCAGGAGATGACGGATCCACTGACCGGGCGCCGCGATCGGGTGCAGCTGGGCAGCGCCCGCCGCTTGGAGACCATCTTCCGTACCAACCTGTCCACAGCCTACGCGGCTGGCGAATGGGCGCAGATCGAAGAGGCCGCCGAGGACGCTCCCTATCTGATGTACGACGCGGTGGACGACAACCGCACCCGCCCACAGCACCGTGCCTGGGATGGCATCGTGCTGCGGTATGACGATCCTTGGTTCCAGACCCATCGCCCGCCCAACGGCTATGGTTGCCGATGCGGGACCATCCAGCTGTCCGCGGTGGAGCTGCGTGCGATGGGGAAGACCGCGCCGGACACCGCCCCGCCGATCCGGCGGCGCGAATGGGTCAACAAGCGGACCGGCGAAACAATGCAGATCCCGATCGGCATTGATCCTGGCTGGGACTACAACCCCGGCGCCAACGGTACAGCGCGCCAGGCCGAGCTGGATCAGCTCCTGGAAGAGAAGCGCCAGGTGCTGACCGGAAAAGGAGATGGCGTTTGAACCCGTCGATCCAGCTTGATGACACCCGCGTACACGCGTGGTTGCAGCGCCTGGTCCTGTCTGGTCGATCACCGCGTCGGGCGATGGTCTCCATCGCGCGCTACGGAAAGACCAGCACCCAGATGCGCTTCCGCACCCAGACTGACCCCGACGGTCGCCGCTGGTGGCCCAGCGCCCGCGCGAAGGCCCAGGGCGGACAAACACTGCGGAATACCAACCGGCTGTTTCGCTCAATCACCTCCGCTGCCGGGAACGACTACGCGGAATGGGGAACGAACGTGGCCTACGCTGCCGCCCACAACTTCGGCGTGCGCAAGATGGTGAACATCGCCGCACACCGTCGCCGCATCTCGGGCACAAGCAGGACGGGGCGCAGTTGGGCGAAGGTGGTGCCGGTGAAATCATTCGTGCGCCTGATGTTCCTTCCGCGTCGTCAGTACATCGGTTTCAGCGCAACCGATCGCGCGATGATCATCGATATTCTTCGCGAGTTCGTGGAATCCGCGTCGAAAGCGTAGCCCGATAGAACGGCGCCTGTGGCCGCTGCGTAGGCCGCTCAGCACCCACCGTGCCAACACGGTGCATGGCGCGGCGTTATAACGCCGCACAGGCGCGTACGCGGGCGCTGCTGATCCCTTTCGAGGGGCGCATCATCCGCCTCGCACGCGCGAGGCTGGAAAATCTCGAAACCAGTTTCAAAGACAGTGCGGCGGCCAGCAGGAAGACTGGCGCCATGACGACCGCCAGCCACTCCGCACAACCCCGCTTGATCGAGATCATGCGTGCCGGGCGACACACCGATGCCAACGGCGTCGTGGTCGAGTTCACCCAGGCTGATCTGCAGTCGATCGCCGATACCTACGATCCCCAGCTGGCGCCTGCGCCGGTCGTGGTCGGACATCCCAAGATGGACGATCCGGCCTACGGCTGGATCAAGCGACTTGTCGCCGACGGCGATTCGTTGTTCGCCGAAGAGGAAGATGTGGAGCCGCAGTTTGCGGAGATGCGCCAATCCAAGCGCTTCCGCAATCGCAGTGCCTCCTTCTACACGGCCAACTCGCCGAGCAACCCCAAGCCGGGTGCTCTGTACCTGAAGCACGTGGGCTGGCTGGGCGCCGCTGCGCCTGCGGTCAAAGGACTCAAGCAGGTGTCCTTCGCTGAGGACCAGGGCGGGACGATCGAGTTTGCCCTGAACGATCGCCGATGGGTGTTCCGCGTCATCTCCGACGCGCTGCGCCGATTCCGTGACCGCCTGATCGATACCGACGGCCAGGACACGGCCGACAAGGTCATGCCCGACTACCTGATCTCGTCCATTTCCGAGGCGGCGCAGCCCGATGCGGATCTGGATCTCACTCCGGCCTTCGCCGAACCCTTTACCGAGGAACCCAGCATGACCCAGAACATCGATCTGGCCACCCGCGAGCGCCAGTTGAAGGAGCGGGAGGATCGAGTGGCCGCCCAGGAGCGCGACCACGCCGCTGCTGCCGCCAAGGCGCGTCGTGCCGACGCCGTGGCATTTGCGGAATCGCTCATCCAGGACGGCCGCCTGCTGCCGGCACAGAAGGACTCGGTGGTGGAGCTGCAGCTTGCGCTGCCGACCAATGCGCCGCTGGCCTTCGGTGAAGGCGACGGCCGGGTCGAAAAGCCGGCCGTTGAGCTGTTCCGCGAACTGCTCGGGGCATCCAACCCGCAGATCGATTTCAGCGAGAAGGCCAATCGCCAGGTGACCAGCGAGACGCTGAACTTCGCCGCGCCGCCGGGCTCGCATGTCGACGCTGGCCGCGCGGAGCTCTTCAACAAGGCCAAGGCCTATCAGCAGCAGCACCCCGGCACGTCCTGGGCGGCTGCAGTCGCCGCGGTCGGCGGCTGACCCATCTATCCAGGAGCCAACCATGTCCCAGAACATCGCTCTGCTCACCGTGTCCGTGCTGGCCACCGCAGCGCTCACCCACAACCGCTTCGTCTCCCCAACGGGCGGCGTAGCGGCTGCCGGCGGCAACTCCTATGGCGTCACGCGTTCCGACGCGGCCATTGGTCAGCTGGCCCCGGTCGACATCTTGGGCACGACCCAGGTGACCGCAGGTGCCGCGATTGCCGCGGGTGCTGCCATCGAGGTCGGCACCGACGGCAAGGCCGTCACGGCTGATGCCGGCGCGGTCGTTGCCCGTGCCGCCCCCGGTGCCACGGCAACAGCCGATGGCGACGTCCTCGAAGTGATCCTCATCCCGAACTGACCGGCAAGCGCCGCAGGAGATTTACATGTCCGCACAGATGACCCCCGGCCAGGCTCGCGTCGTTGACCCGATCCTCTCCGAACACGCGCGTGGCTACCGCCAGGCGCAGCTCGTGGCCACCGCGCTGTTCCCCTTCGCCGACGTCGCCGCCTATGGCGGCCAGGTGATTGAGTTCGGCAAGGAATCCTTCAAGATCTACAACGCAAAGCGTGCGCCGGGTGCGAACACCAAGCGGATCCGCTTCGGCTATGAGGGCAAGCCGTATGCCATCGTTCCGAGCGCACTGGAGGCGCCGGTGCCGCGTGAACACATGCGGGATGCGAGCCAGGTTCCGGGCATCAACCTGAGCACCCGGGCCGTGAACATCGTGCTGCGCTCCCTGCTGTTGGAGTACGAGGTGGACAGCGCCAAGATCGCTACCAACGCTGCCAACTACGACAACGACCACAAGGTCACGCTGGCTGGCAACGACGTATGGTCCAGTGACGAGTCGAACCCGGCGCAGGACGTGGAAACCGGCAAGGAAGCGGTGCGTGACAGCATCGGTCTGTATCCCAACACCATGTTGCTGTCTGCGAAGGCGTTCAAGCAGCTCAAGCAGCATCCGAAGCTGATTGATCGCTCGGCCAGCACCGGCATTCGCAAGGTCACCCTGGATCTGCTCAAGCAGGTCTTCGAGATCGACAACATTGTTGTCGGCGGCGGTGTGGTGGCCGATGACAACGGCGCGTTCGGTGACGTCTGGGGTACCTCGGCCGTTCTGGCCTACGTCAGCCCGGGTGCCGACGTGAATGCCAACGTTGAGGAACCGAGCTACGGCTACGGCTATCGCATCGAAGGCATGCCGCTGGTCGAAGTTCCCTACTGGGACAACAGCGCCAAGAGCTGGATCTATGGCGTCAGCAACGATGCCACCCCGGTCCTGGCCGGTATGGCTGCCGGCTACCTGATCCAGGGCGCTGGTCTGTAATCGGCCGCCGGCGACAGGAAGTCGTCGGATTGGCTGCCGCTCATCCGTACAACCCAGCGAGCGGCAGCATCAGGCGAACGCGGGCCTGGCCGTGCGCAGCACAGCAGAACCATGCGTGACAGCCGGAGAGCACGGCACCACACCTATTCGGAGACCCCGCCGTGGCCAAGCCCCGCACCGCGCCGTCCAGCGCACCCAAGACCGTCCAGGACAGCAAGCCGGCCGCCGCGCCGGCCGTCACGGAAGAGAAGCCTGCCGACGCATCGCCTGCGCAGGACGGCTCGGTAGCGAAGGAAGGCCGCGGCGAGCTGCGGGCCGCCGAGACGGTCGCCTCTGCAACCGATGATGCTGCCTTCGATCAGCTATCGCCTGACAGCCCGGAAGTGGGCCAGGCGGCCGGCATCGAAGCGGATGCTTCTTCGCCTGACACTGCGTCTCTCGACGCTGTCACTGCGCCTGCCAGTTCCACCACCTCGGACGATGACGCGCCGAGCATCTGGTGGTTCGAAGTACTCAGCCCATTCAAGCACAACGGCGTGGTCGTCAAGCCGCCGGCATGGGTGCCGATGACCTGGGACGAAGCGGAGGACTACCAGAATGCTGGCGTCCTCGGTGACGAAGCGGCCACCCCGGAAGAGCTGGAGTAACCGGCTGCCATGTCCTACGCCACCCAAGCCGACCTGGTCGACCGCTACGGCGAGAAGGAGATCATCCAGCTCAGCGATCGCGCCAACACGGGCGAGATCGACCCGGCTGTGGTGGCCGCCAAGCTGGCTGACGCCGATGCCGAGATCGACGCCTATCTGGCGTCGCGCTTCGATCTTCCGCTGCTGGCGGTACCGACCGTACTCAAGCGGGTGGCATGCGACGTCGCCCGATACCACCTGTACGACGATCGGGCCACCGATGATGTCGTGCGCCGGTACAAGGCGGGGATCGAGTTTCTCCTGGCGGTGGTCAAAGGCACCGTCAGCATCGGTGTCGATCCAGTCGGGACCGAGCCAACCGGCACTGACCTGCCGCTGGTCGACGCGGCATCGCCCCGCATCGACGCGCGCACACTGCGGGATTTCACCGGATGAGCATCGCTTCGGTCGAGCAGTTCCTGATCGACACGCTCCAGGTCGCCTTCGGCAACAAGATCCGGACGGTAGAGAGCCTGCCGGCGGACTGGGACGACGACACCTTCAGGCGCGTACTGCGTGCGGTACCTGGCGTGTTTGTGGTCTTCGGCGGCGGCCAGCGCAACGAGGAGGAGAGCCACCCCGGCGAGGTCGTCCTGGATGCTCGCTGGGGAATTGTTGCGGTGACCGCGCACGCCAGCGGCGAGCTGGCCCGCCGACGCGGCGACAAGGTGGACATCGGGGCCTACGAGATCATCCAGCGCGTGGCGAAGGTAGTGGAAGCGCTGGCTGTTCCGGGTAACGGCGAGATCCGCGTCGAGGGCGTGGAGAACCTGTTCTCGGCAGATCTGGAGCGCCAGGGCGCGGCGATCTATGGCCTGCAGCTCACGCTGCCCATGTACCTGTCTGGTGACGACGACGTGGAGCCCAACCTCGACGACTTCCGTACCTGGCACAACGAGATCGACACGGCGCCTGCCGATGGACGGCCCGAAGCAACCGACACCGTCACCCTGGAGCAAGACTGATGAATACCGCATTCCTGGTTCCCCGCAAGGGACTGACCGTACTGCAGCCGCGCAGCGCCAAGAACCCCACTCCGGTTCCGCTGCCCGCCGAGGGTGCGACGGTCCCGTTGACGTCGTACTGGCGCCGCCGCCTGGCCGTCGGTGACGTCGTTCACAGCCCGCCGCCGAAGGCCGCCAAGACCACCATCACCGACAAGACCGGGGAGTAGCCCATGTCCATCCTGTTCAACGATGTTCCCGCGCGCACCCGCGTCCCCGGCCACTACGTGGAAGTCGACAACTCCGAGGCCAGCAGCAATCCGCAGGCGCTGGAGCAGCGGGTACTGATCATCGGCAGCCGTCTGTCGACCGGCTCGGTGGTCAAGAACGAAGTGCAGCGGATCTTCTCCAACGCCCAGTCCGAAGACTACTTTGGCCGTGGCTCGCAGCTGGCAAGCATGGTCGCCGCGTTCCGCCGCACCAATTCTTTGGCCTCGCTCTACGCGATCGCCCTGGACGATGCTGCCGGCGGCACCGCTGCTACCGGCACCATCACGGTTACCGGCCCGGCCACCAAAGCAGGTACCGTCTATCTGTACCTGGCCGGCACTCGCCTGCAGGTGGGCGTGGACGCTGCCGACACCGCCACGGCCATCGCCACCGCCATCGCCGCGGCCATCAATGCAGTTGCCGATCTGCCGGTGACCGCCGCCGCTGCCGCTGGGGTCGTGACCATCACGGCCAAGCACAAGGGCGTCGTCGGCAATGGCATCGACGTGCGCGACAGCTACCAGCTCGGCGAGGAGCTGCCGGCCGGGGTTGCCATCGCCTACGTGGTCACCTCCGGTGGCACCGGCACCCCGGACATCGAAGGTCTGCTGGCGGCCCTGCCGGACACCCAGTACACCACCTTCTGCCTGGGCCACAGCGACACCAACACGTTGGCCGCTGTGCAGGAAGAGCTGGAGCGGCGCTGGAGCGGACTGCGGATGATCGAGGGTCACGCCATCGCCGCGACCCAGGGAACCGTCGGTGAACTGACCACCCTGGGCGAGAGCGTCAACTACGAGCACGTGACCGTCATGGGGCTGCACCAGGCGCTGCAGCCCACCTGGATCTGGTCGGCGACGATTGCCGCGGTGGATGCGGCCGAGGAAGACCCGGCGCGGCCGCGCCAGACGCTGGAGCTGCCGGGCCTGTACGCGCCGGCCGAGGGCTCGCGCTTCATCTGGGAGGAACGAAACACGCTGCTCTACAGCGGGATCAGCACCTTCGACGTGACCGCCGGCGGCACCGTGCGCATCGAGCGCCTGGTCACGATGTACCGGGAAGACCCGGCAGGCAATGAGGACACCAGCTACCTCGACCTGGAGACGATGCGCACGCTGATCTACATCCGCTACTTCTTCCGGTCGGCGGTGTCTTCGCGCTACCCGCGCCACAAGCTGGCCGACGACGGGGGCAATTACGACCCCAACCAGGCGGTGGTCACCCCCAGCGAGTTCAAGGGCTTCCTGATCGCCCTGTTCGGCAGCCTGGTGGCGGCCGCGATCTGCGAGGACGCCGCCGACTTCGCCGCCACGCTGGTCGTGGAGCGTGACACCCTCGATCGCAATCGCCTCAACACCCTCATGCGGCCCAACCTGGTGAACCAGGCGCGGGTGTTCGCCACCAAGATCCAGTTCAAGCTCTAAGGAGAAGCACATGGCCAACCCGCTCAAGCGAATGGGAAAGGCGACCATCAAGGTCGGCGACGTCACCGTGGAGAGCATGCCCGGCGCCACGCTCAGCCCCGGCGGCATCGCTCGCACCACCGTCAACGGCGCCAACAAGGTGCTGGGGTTCACCGAGACCCCGGCGCCGAGCCACCTGGAGTTCAGCGTTGCGGTCAAGCGCGGCTTCCAGCCATCCAGCCTGCACACCGACAACGCCTCCATCGTGTTCACCACGGACACCGGCCAGGTCTACACGATCAGCAATGCCTGGTCACTCAACGCGCCGAACATGGATTCCGGCGCTGGCACTGCCGCCTACGTGTTCGAAGGTCCGGAAGCGACGGAGGTGGTCGGATGAGCGCCAAGGTCACCGGAACCCTGAAGCGCGGCCTGACGATCAGCGGCCAGGTGCACAAGGACTTCACCCTGCGCGAGGCGCTGGCAGAGGACTACTTCGCCGCCGAAGGCGAGGACACCCTGGGCAAGCCCACCACCTATCGCGCCGCGCTGCTTGCGCGGCAGCTGGTGCACCTGGGCAGCTACGAAGGCCCGTTCAACCTGGAAATGCTGGGCAAGCTGGCTGGCGTGGACCTGACCATCCTCATGGCAAAGCAGCGGGAGCTCGACGCGCTGGGGGAAGGCGAGTCGGCCGGCTGAAACACCGTCTCGAAGCCGAGCTGCTGATTGCCATCAATACCGGCTGGTCCCCTGACCGGATCCGGAAACTCCCCGAGGCGGAATTCCAGTTCCACCTTCGACGCCTGATCGACCTGAACAAGCCCGATGACTAGCCCGCTCACCCTTGCCGCGCGTCTTCAGCTGGAATCACGTCAGTGGCTCCAGGGCTTGACGCAGGCCCAAGGCGGCACGAAGAAGTTCGTCAACACGGTGCAATCCGAGTTCCGGCAGCTGCGCGGCTTCATGGACTCAACCACCGGAACCCTGGCCAAGCTCGGCTTGGGCTTCGGTGCTGTCAACACGGTCATGGGGTCGGCAAAGACGGATCAGGCTCTGACCCGCGTCAAACAGACGGCGGACCTGACCATCCAGCAGGTGGGTCAGCTGCGCGCCGACCTGCATCGGATGGCGCAGGACACCGGCATCCCATTCACCAACCTGCGCGAAGGCTTCGATCAGCTTGCAGCTGGAGGGCTGGCTTTTGACCAGGCGCTTCCCACCATCGAAGCCATCAACAAGTCGATGCGAGTCACGGCTTCGGAAGCGACCACGCTGGCCGAGGCATTGCAAAGCGCGCAAACCAACTTCGGCTTCGACCTGACAAAGCCGGGTCAAGCTTTGGAACTGCTCGATAAGATGACGGTCGCTGGTCGCGCAGGCGTCATCGAGATCGAGCACCTATCGGGCGTGTTTGGTACAGCGGCGAACAACGCCAAAGCCGCTGGCCTTACCTTCGACGAAACACTCGCGCTTTTTGAAGGGATGGGAACGGCGACCACTCGTGACCGGGTTGGTACGCTGGTGGATAGCACGCTGCGGCTGTTCACCAATGCCAACTACATGCGTGAAGCCCAGAAGGCGACCGGGGTTCAGTTTTTCGATAAGCAGACGGGTAGCCGTCGCAATCCCCTGGACATCCTCACCGACATCAAGGCTGGCTACGACAAGCTCAGCACCGACCGAGAGCGCTTTGCATTCATCAGCAAGGCTTTCGGAAAGGCGGACCTGGACACGATCAAGGGCATCAGTCAGGCAATGTCGTCTGGAAAGATCGATGAGATCCGCGCCATCGCCGAAGAGGTCCGAAAAGCGGGCGGAACGACCGAGCGCGACCTGCCCGAAGCGATGGCCAACTCTGTGGCCCAGGGCGGTGTGCTGCGCGAGACCCTGGCAACCGTCGGCGACCAGATCTCCATGCCCATCAACAAGGCGCTCGCCGAGACGATCCAGAAGCTGACCGGGTCGAAGGAGTCCGGCGGGCTGGGCCTGGATGGCTGGGATCTGATCGGTGGTGGCGTGCTTGCTGCAGGCGGTGCGTATGCCGGCGGGCGCATGGCCAAGGGAGCGTTGGGCAAAATCCTGCAGCAGCTCGGTGGCGGCAGTGCTTCGCTGGGCGCTGGCGTTGTCGCCGGCCAGGCGCTGCAGCAGGCCGGAGCCGCGACCCCCGTCTACATCGTTGGCGCCGCCCCGGGTTTGTTCGCGGGGATCGGCGGCACCTCGCCAATCGTAGACATCGCTGGCGCGGGCGATGCTGGCAAGAAGGGGCCCGGCGCTGCCGGCAAAATCATGCCGTTCCTGTCCGGCCTGGCCGCGCGAGCAGCTGCACCCGCGCTGCTCGCCTCGTACCCCTTGTCTCGATACGTCGGCACGCTGCACGAGGGCATGGATGATCCGACCCTGCAGGCCGATGTGCAGAGGACACTTCGTCGTGGACGGGGTCGAGGGCTGCTGGCCCGCGCCAACGCACAGAACGCCCAGCAGGCGGAGGCCCGCGCCGCCGTCGATGTCAATGTCCAGGTGCAGGACGACCGGATCACGGCGCGCGTCACCCGTTCTGAGGGTGTCGAGCGCGCCACTGTGACCAACCGTCTGCCGCGATCGCCCAGGCCCCGCACCGGGCGGATGATGGAGAGCGGAGCGCCATGAGCTGGAAGGACCAACTGCGCAAGGCATCCTTCCGTGGCGTTGAGTTCCACGTGCTCAACGACATGGCCACCTTCGGTCGCCGCACGCTGCCGCATGAATACCCATTCCGTGACGTGCCCTATGTCGAGGACATCGGCCGCGCGGCACGGCGTCTTCGGATCGACGCCATCATCCTGGGCGAGGACTACATGTCCGTCCGGGATGCGCTCATCGTGGCCATCGAAACCGAGGGCCCAGGCAAGCTGATCCATCCGCAGTATGGCGAGATGCTGGTCAGCCTGGTCGATGAGGGCGCCACCTTGGATCACAGCAGCGCAGAGGGCGGGTGCTGCAGGATCGCCTTCAGCTGCATCGAAAGCGGCGAGATCACCTTCCCGGTGGCCAGCACGGCGACTGCAACTGTGGTTCAGGATCAGGCGGAGGCGACGCATGGTGCTCTGGAAGACGGGTTTGCCTCCATCTTCAGCCTGAGCGGCCTGCAATCGTTCGGCATTCAGGATGCGGTGGATCGCGCCGGCAACTGGCTCGGGGAGCTCGATGGCGCAGTTGCCGCGGCTGCGGCCGGAGCAACCGGGCCACTCAGCAACCTGGTCAGCGCCATCGCCAGTGCGCGGTCCTCGATCAACGGATTGCTCAATGCGCCGGCCAACTTCGCTTCCACCGTCACCGGCCTGGTAGGTGCGGTGGCCACCGCGTTCGGATCCCGCTCTGCAGTCCATCTGTTGACCGGGCTGTCCGATTTCGGCAGCGAGGAGGCGACCACCGAGCCCAGCACCAGCACGCGGCGGACGATGGCGGCGAACCGGACGGCATTCCTGGAGCTGGTGCATGGCGCCGTGGCCACCGAGTCGGCGAGCGCCCTGACCGGTGTCGAGTTCACCGACTACAACGATGCGATCGCCTTGCGCGACGAAGTGCTGGAAGCCATCGACCGCGTGGCTGATGCGTCACAGAACGATACGACCTACCAGGCGCTTCGGACCCTGCGTGCGGCCGTAGTGCGCGACGTGGCCACCCGCGGCGCAGACCTGGCTCGCATCATCACAGTGACCCCGCCCGCCACCGCGCCGGCCCTGGTGCTGGCCTATCAGATCTACGGCGACGCCGCGCGCGACCTGAGCCTGGTGTCCCGCAACCAGAGCTCCATCACAAGGCCGGGCTTCGTTCCCGGTGGCCGACCGCTGGAGGTCGCGATCGATGCTTGATCTGACACTGCAGATCGGCGGCGCCGCGCACGGCGGTTGGACCGACATCAACGTACGCCGCAGCCTGGAAGAGATCGCCGGCAGCTTCCAGCTGGGACTGACCGAGCGCTGGCCAGAACACCAGGAACCGCTGGTGATCCAGCCTGGTGCTGCCTGCTCGGTCAAGCTCGGCGCGACCACCGTCATCACGGGATTCATCGATTCCAGCGAGCATCAGGTCGACGCACGGCAGCATTCGCTGCAGGTCAGCGGGCGCGACGCGACCGCCGACCTGGTCGACTGCTCGGCGGTGTATGCCAAGGGCGAGTGGCGCAACAGCAAGATCGACCAGATCGCCCGCAGCCTGCTGCAGCCGTTCGGCATCTCCGTCAGCACCCACGGCGACATGGGCCACGCCTTCCCTGCGTTCGCCCTGGAGCCGGGCGAGATGGTCTTCGACGCCCTGGAGCGCGCGGCCAGGCAGCGGGGCCTGCTGCTGGTCAGTGACGGGCGCGGTGGCCTGGTCATCGGCCGCGCGGGCGCCAAGAAGGTGCGGACCGCCCTGCGAATGGGCGACAACCTGCTCTATGCCCAGGTGCGCAACGACAACTCGATGCGGCACAGCCAGTACACCGTACTGGGCCAGCGCGCTGGCAGCGATCAGGTGTACGGCGCTGCAGCTGCCCAGGTGCGTGCCACGGCGACCGATGCCGGCGTGACCCGGTATCGACCGCTGGTGCTGATTGACGAAGACCAAGGCGATATCGCCGGGTTTCAGCGCCGGGCGAAGTGGGAGGCCACGGTTCGCGCTGCTCGGGCCCTGACCTATACCGCCGTCGTATCGGGCTGGGAGCATGCCGATGGCCTGTGGGAGCCCAACTCCCTCGTCCAGGTCTACGACCGCGTGCTGCGTGTGGATCGGGAGCTGCTGGTGCGGGAGGTCGACTACATCCTCGACCCGCTCAACGGGCAGATCTCCCAGCTCGGGCTCGTGCCGGTGGAGGCGTACTCGCTCCTGGAAATGCCGGTGAAGAAGAAGGGACCGGGTAGAAAGAACCGTCGCGACGACGAATGGGATCCGCTGTCATGAGCCTGGCAAACAAACTGCGGCTCATGGTCAGCAGGGCCCTCGTCAACCTGGTCAAGGATTCGGCCAAGCTGCAGGAACTGCAGATCTCCCTGCTCGATGGCGAGTCTCGCGCGACTGCCGAGCGATTCCAGCAGTACGGCTTCACCAGTGTTCCGCAGCCAGGCGCGGAGGCGTTGGCCGTGGCGGTGGGCGGCAGCCGTAGCCACATGGTGGTGATTGCCGTCGATGACCGGCGATATCGCCTTGTGGGGCTGGAGTCCGGCGAGGTGGCCATCTACACCGACGAGGGCGACCACATCCACTTCAAGCGTGGCGGCACGATCGCGGTTGCGGCTGGCACCAAGATCGAGATCGATGCACCGCTGGTCACCATGTCCGGGGATCTGGAAGTGGCCGGCAATGTCAGCGACGCCAAGGGCTCGATGCAGGAGATGCGAGACACCTACAACGGCCACAGCCACGGTGGCGTCCAGGGCGGCACCGCCAACACGGCAGTGCCAGGGCAGGAGATGTCGTGATGGATATCCAGACCGTCTACTCCAACGCCGACGGCGCTCTGGCGATGGACTACCAGGTGGTCGCGCCTGGCCTTGCAGCCGAGGACGGGCTGCAGACCGCCGTCATCATCAGCCTGTTCACCGACCGCCGGGCCGGGGACGACGACCAGCTGCCCGACGGCAGTGCCGATCGCCGTGGCTGGTGGGGCGACAGCTATGCCGATGACGACGGGGATCAGATCGGCAGCCGCCTGTGGCTCTTGGGTCGATCCAAGGCCACGCCCGACGTGCTGCAACAGGCACAGCAGTACGCCAAGGAGGCCCTGCAATGGCTGATCCGCGACGACGTGGTCAGCAAGGTCTCGGTCTCGGCCGAGTGGCAGGCGCTGGATGGCGGTGGCCGCACGCTCGCCCTGCAGGTCGAGCTGCAGCGAAAGGACAACAGCGCGGTGCAGTACCGCTTCAGTAACTTCTGGGGAGCAATCAATGGCGCTTAACCGGCCCACCTTGCCGAACATCATTGACCGGGTGGCCACCGACATCGAGGCGGCCCTGGTCGGCACCGATGCGCGCCTGCGGCGCGCCAACACGACCGTGCTGGGCCGTGCGATCGCCGGCACGACGCATGGTCTCTATGGCTTCGCCGAGCAGCAAGCGAACCAGTACATCATCACGTCGGCCACCGGCGGGATCCTGGAGCGATGGGCCGCCGTCTGGAAGATCGCCAGGAAGGCGGCTACCAGCGCATCGGGAACAGCCGTCATCGCCGGCATCACCGGGACCGTGCTTCCGGCCGGAAGCGTGCTGTCCCGCTCAGACAGTGCCGAGTTCACCACCAGGGAAGATGCTGAGGTGGGGCTGGGCGGCACGACCGTAGTTTCCCTGGTGGCCAGCGAAGCCGGAGCTGGCGGCAATACCGCAGGCGGTACCGTGCTGGCGGTCGCTGCGCAGGTGGATGGGCTCAATGCCACCGCGTCGGTCAGCCCGGCCGGTCTGACGGGTGGTAGTGATGCAGAGCTCGATGCCGCTCTGCGCGCCCGACTGCTGGAGCGCATCCAGAAGCCGCCGCAGGGTGGTGCTGACGCCGACTACGCTCAGTGGGCCCTTGAGGTTCCCGACGTGACCCGCGTATGGGTGTATCCCCGACGAATGGGCGCCGGCACGGTGGGCGTGGCGTTCGTTTGCGACAACCTGGACGACATCATTCCAACCCCGGCGAAGGTCGCCGAGGTGCAGGCATACATCGATAGCCCGGCCCGGAAGCCGGTGACCGCTGAGGTCTACGTGTTCGCCCCGCTGAGGTACACCGTGGACTTCACCATCTCGGTGACTCCCAACACCGAGGCAGTGCGCGCTGCGGTCCGGGCCGAACTTGAGGATCTGTTCGCCCGTGAGGCCGAACCGGAAACCCCGATCTTCAAGACCCACTACGACGAGGCAATCAGCGCCGCAGACGGCGAGACCGATCACCTGGTCACGGTGCCCGTCGGCAACATCCAGCCCAGCGCAGGCGCTATTCCGGCCCTTGGAGTAATTACATGGGTCTGACGGCAACCGACTACCGCACTCAGCTGCAGCAGCTGCTGCCGCAGGGCGTGGCTTGGCCGCGCGAACCCGGCGCCGTGCTAACTCAACTGCTGGACGCTGCCGGCGAAGAGTTCGCCCGGACCGACGCCTACATCGAGCGGCTGGTGGAGGAAATGCTGCCCGACTCGACCCAGCAGCTGCTGCCAGAGTGGGAAGCTGTTGTCGGCCTGCCAGGCGAATGCTCCGACCAGGTGCGCGTCGACCTGCAGGGCCGGCACGTCGACCTGCTGGCCAAGTTGCGTGCTACCGGCGGCCAGTCCGCTGACTACTACGCCGACGTCGCAGCGTTCTACGGCGTCCCCGTCACCGTCGAGGAATATCGCCCCTTCCGGGCCGGGACCTCCGCTGCTGGCGATCCGTTGACCAATGGGGACTGGGTGTTCAGCTGGTCGCTCCGGGCGCCGTCGCTACAAGAGGACGCGGGAGCACAAGCAACCTTCGAGTGCCTGTTTAGCTCGCTCGCCCCGAGTCACACGATTCTCAACTTCACCTACAGAGCCCCAGCTGGCCTGCAGGCACTGCGGCTGCAGACCGGTGGTGTCCTGCTCGGCACGCAGGGTGGCAGCGCTCTACTACTCGCGGAGAAAACATGAGCACCGAAATTTCCACTGGCGCCGATCTGAACTCGATGGCGTTCGCCGAGCACGTCGCGGGCGGTGCTGCGGGCGGCGTCACATATGTGGTTAAGGGAGGTAGGGATCTTCGCGCCGAGGTCGGTTCACCAACCGGTATTGCCTCCGGCGCCGATGTAGAAGCACTGAAGGCTGCTCAGTCGAGCAACGCGATTGGCGAATCAACCTGGACGCGTCTGATCAGCGTTGAGCCGGGGCTTAGCCAGGCCATTGGCGCCCAAGCCGATATCTCGCCAGATACCGACGCTGGCTCCCATGTGGATCCCATTAAACCCGGAGCTCAGGTCGTGCCCAATGCCGGCCGGTTTGTCCGGCGGACTGCGGCTGCAGATGGCTGGGAATGGCTGAGCGCAAATGTTCTGGTCATGAAGGCCGACAAAGCTGTGGTTGAAGCAGAGAAAAAACTTAATGAAGGACGGTTCAGCCAGATGCACGGCATGGTCGAAGTAGAGGTGGGAACGGAGATCCCTCTTGTCCTTGATAATACGGGCAAGGGGATCGCCGGCATTGAGACTTCCGACCTCACGCTCACGGGTGTTACGGCTACTCCCAATCCTGCCGCCACCGCCGCTCTGTTTCGGGCGGATGACCTTGGCGCCGTTGAGGTGGAAGCGGAAAGCAAGATCCCGTTCCTGCTGGACTCGCGTAAGCGCGGTGTCTGCGGCTTCGACTTGGCCACCGGCAAATTCTGGCCGGATCAAGGCGGGGACCTAGTGGCAGCGGCTTCCCGGTACACGGACACGCCGCTTCCAGCCCACTACAAGGTATTGAGTCTGTCGGTACGCCTGCATATTCAGCAGTATGGCCAGTCGCTG